GTCAATTAGACGTATCAAAAAGAAGGAAGACAATTATTTTCCCATCATTTGGTTCAACAATAAATCAAACTAAGTTTGAATTGTTTAATAGGTTTGGTAATAATTTTGTTTTGAGACCCGGTCAAGACATTGTAAACAACTCTGCAGTTTATGATGGTTCTTCTCGTTTGTTTTGGGGAGCACCTATATATGGTTACTTTGATACAACAACACAACCATTACCACCGCCAGATGCTTATTTAACTGAAATCACTAATCTTGATTCATTACAAACTGCGTTGGGTATTTTACCAAATTCACAACAGTATACTAAAATTGAAGATATTTTTGGAACCTTCAAAAAACAAATTTTAGATGATTTTGAAACCGAGTTTTTAAATTACTGTAAAGATGTTAACGATATTGATATTGATTTCTTAGGATTAAATCCTAACGCCAAGAACTTCCAAGTTTGTTTGAGTTCCATGTTGTTAGTTGATGAAGTATCAACAGACTTAGACTCTGAAAATTACATTCAAAATGTGTCTAATAGCCAAGTAAGTAATATTGGTAATTTAGTAAAAAATCTACTTGATTACAACGTAACATTTAAATACGGTAATCCTGGTGAGCATAATAGACAAGTTTTTGGAACATTCTCAACACCACAAGTTATTGACCCGATTACTTATGCGGGATACGTTGCAAACACATTACCTAGTTCATCAGGAAGTATTGGACTAGTGGTCTCTCAAGCCCAATCACCACAAGCTTGGACGGCAATGTATACAAACGTAGGGTTTTCAACTATACCTGGTTTGGTGTATACAGACGGTGGTTCTTATTATACTGACTTCTTTATTGATAATAATGTTGAATTTACAGCATCTAATGTCCAACAGTTCTCAACACTTATTAAAATTTACGGAACTCAAAAATTAAATAATAACGGTAACTATAACTCCACATTATTTAATCAAGATATAACAAACTTCAATACTCAAAAAGATAACTACGTTAGTCAAGTTTTAACTCAGTTATTTTTTAAATTACAAAGACAACTACCAACCATAGATAGTGTTTCCATTAAACCAATTAATTCTGCCGTAAATGGTACCCAACCTAAAATTGAGTATTGGGAAACATTTAAAGCATTTAATGATAAATGGATTGCGGGTAATGATTATAGAGAAAAAACATTATTTGAAGATGTGATGTTTTTAGATAGGGCCAATAGAGATATTGGAGACAAAGTTTACTTTGATATCTTTAAAGTAAAATCTTATTTGTTTTCAGTTGAAAATCAAAATCTTCGTGTAATTGATTTTTTAAGTCAAATCATATTTGACAACCGATTTTATATGATGCCTATGTCGTCATACATTAATTTTTGGGGTATTAATGACGTAAGACCTAATGTTGAACCAGTTCCTGAAGGTAGTACGGACTTGGCGAATTCAATGTTTGGAACATTTACCGAAGTAGATACTAGAATGTCCTCACCTAAATTGGTTTGTTTTTATGCTGGTAAACCATCAGAACACTTAGATACAAGAGACAATCCTGACTTTAGATTTAAAAATGATATATTCCTATTAGCAAGGGCGAGTGACAACCCATTATTGGATAAATTAACAGATAAGACAAATTGGTCTCAAAGTAATAAAGTGGTGGGATTTAACGTTGATTTTGGTAATAGAAGTCAAAGTATGTTCTATAACATTCAAATTGACCAAAACCAATATGCAGCAACAACTGAGGCTAATGCGATGATAACTGAGGCGGTAAACGCAGTTGGAGGTAGAAGAACATTCACACAAAATGTTGGTTTATTCGGTTTCTATAAGATGAGGTCATATGAATGTCAAATTGAATCATTAGGAAATGCTATGATTCAACCAACTATGTATTTTAATTTAAGACACGTTCCAATGTTTAATGGACCTTACATGATACAGTCTGTTGTACATAACATAGATGCTGGTAATTTTAGAACCACATTTAAAGGTGTTAGGATGCCTGTGTATTCATTACCAAAATTGGATAATCAAATCGCATCAATAAACCAAAGTTTATTATCTAATTTGGTGTCTGAAATTCAGAGAAAGAGACAAGTTGAACAAACAACCGCCAACCCACCAACAAACATTACAACTGTGGGTAACACAATTTATACAAAAGGAAGTTACACTCCCGAATCGTCATCAACTTGTAATACAAGTTTAAGTTCTACATATGAAAATTATGTTGGAGTTGATTCAGTTGAGGTTAAGTTTAACTATTCACAAATTGCGTCAACTTTAAAATCATTAACCACAGATACAAGAGTAAGGGCTAGTGTATTCTATACTATGTATGTAAATGGGGTTAAAGAAAATCAATTTGTTGGTTACAATTACAATTTTGCGGGAGCACCGTTAGGTGGATATCTATATGACAATATAAATTATGGTGGACTTAAGACATATTTTAACGGAACTTATTTCTGTATGAACGATGGTTATTACTCAAGACCATATGCATCTTTTGATAACCTACAAAATTTTATGAGTTTTATGGTTGATTACTATAAAACAAAAGTGGACTTATTTAATTCCGCTTGGAATAGTGGAACACTTACATACGAGAACTATCCATCAACTATGGCGGCAATTTTAATTGATTTTTGGCCTTACCCTCGTTTTGGGACAAATTTACAAAACAATAAACAATTAGATGATTGGTTTAAAAATAATGAAAGTAAAGCTGAAGACTTAACAATTAAGGCAACTGAAACTTTATCTATTATGAAAACAAATAATCTTTTGTAATGAACAGATATTTATAAGAAAAGAATTTTTATGAGCGTTAAAACTATTTTAGACAATTATTTGGGTAAAAATACCAAATACTCCGAAAGACCAAATGGTGACGGAACATCACAAGTTTGTGATTTAGAAACTGGAGATTGTTATACTGTGAGTGTAAAAGACGGTTTGATTGAAAGATTTGACAACACAAAAAAAGTTAACAGAAGAGTCCAAGTTGAAACCCCTATGGGTGTTAAACAATTATTAAACGGATAACAAAAAATGAAAACTGACGAAAGAATATTATCGGAAATTAAAAGATATAACTCCATTAACAACTATATAATGGAACAGGATGCATTAGATGCTCCTGACTTAGGTGCGGAACCGACACCGGCTCCTGATTTAGGTGGTGCACCTGCGGATGCTCCTGTTGCGACACCTGCAGATACAACACCAAAAGTGATTGACGTGGAGACTGATACCGATGTTGAAAAAATTAATAGTAAAGGTGAATCCGAAAAAATAGAATCAGGTACTGAAGAATTAGACATCACTGATTTGGTTGATAGCCAAAAGAAAATTGAAACCAAACAAGAAGAGTATTTTCAAAACTTATTTGGTCAGTTGGAAACTTTACAATCTAAATTAGGTGAAATGGACGGGTTAGTTCAAAAACTAAACGACATTGAGACTAAACTTGAAAAATACAGACAAAAGACTCCTGAAGAAAAGTTGGAGTTAAGAAGTTTGGATTCAGGTCCATATAATCAAAAACTGACAGACTATTTTTCAGACAAACTTCCTGAAATGGAAAAACAGGGTAAGGAGTATGTCTTAACAAGTGATGACGTACAAAGTTTCTCACCAAATGAAATCAAAAAAACATTTGCTGCGGAACTCCCCTCAATGAACACGAGAAACTATAACAACTAAAATAAAGGAAGGGGATGAAAATCCCCTTTTTTATTCCTATCTTTGAAAACACCTTGACGAAAAAACTAAATTGGCGATTTGACAAACGAGAAATTAACAACTATAATTTATAAAAACTAAAAACAAATTTTATTATGACAAATGTATTAGATGCAGTATTGGCGCAGTATGAAAAGAACACAGCGAACTTTGGCGAAGACAGAATGACACAAGAAGAAAGAATGAAAAAGTATTTCGCTTGTATCCTTTTGGACAATGAATCACAAGGACAACGTAAAGTACGTATCCTTCCAACTAAAGATGGTAGTTCACCTTTTAAAGAAGTGTGGTACCATGAAATTCAAATCGACGGGAAATGGACAAAATTGTATGACCCGGGTAAAAATGACAACGAACGTTCACCTTTAACTGAGGTTTATGAAGAGTTGGTATCAACAGGTAAAGAATCTGACAAAGAATTAGCAAAACAATACAGGTCACGTAAGTTTTACATCGTAAAAGTTATTGACCGTGACAAAGAACACGAAGGTGTTAAGTTTTGGAGATTCAAAGACAACTATAAAAAAGACGGAGTGTTGGATAAAATTATTCCAATTTGGAGGGCTAAAGGTGACATCACCGACGCTAACACAGGTAGAGACCTTATCATCCAACTCCAAAAATCAAAAACAAATGCGGGTAAAGCATACACTTCAATTCAAACAGTGATGCACGACGACCCATCTCCACTACACTCAGATGCTGAGATTATGAAGTCTTGGTTGGAAGATGACTTGGTGTGGGGTGACGTATATTCTAAGAAACCCGTAGAATACTTAGAAGCAATTTCACGTGGTGAAGTTCCAAAGTGGAACCCTGAAACTCAAAAGTGGGTTTATGGTGATGAGGCAATCATGACTATGGGTGGAAACAAAGAAATGAAAAATTCTTATTCAGACCCACAAGCAGGAGCAGAACCTGACGAAGATTTACCATTCTAATTATATATTGAGCATGGACACTTACATAGACATAGTGTCCATGCTCTTTATTTTTAATAAAAAAAACAAACGTATATATAATGGCAATTAAGAAAAAAGAATTTGGAGATATTAAGAAACAGTTTTCTTCCTCCGCAAAATATAAACCACAAAGATTTCTTGACTTAGGAAAAGATTTCTTGGATGCAGTTGGATTACCTGGTCCTGCTATTGGTCATTTAAATATGTTCTTGGGACACTCAGATACAGGTAAAACAACCGCAGCGGTTAAATCAGCGGTTGCCGCTCAGAAAATGGGTGTACTTCCCGTGTTTATTATTACCGAACAAAAATGGAGTTTTGAACACGCAAAACTTATGGGTTTTGAGTGTGATGAGATTATTGATGAGGAAACAGGTGAAGCTGATTGGGACGGATTTTACATATTCAACAACAACTTCAGCTACATTGAACAGATTACTGATTACATCAATAGCTTATTAGATGCTCAAGAAAAAGGTGAATTGGATTACAGTTTATGTTTTATTTGGGATTCTGTAGGTTCAGTTCCTTGTAAGATGACTTACGAAGGTAAAGGAGGTAAACAACACAACGCAGCGGTTCTTGCCGACAAAATTGGTATGGGTATCAACCAAAGAATTTCAGGTTCCCGTAAAGCGGATTCAAAACATGAAAATACGTTGATTGTTATCAATCAACCTTGGGTTGAATTACCTGACAATCCATTTGGTCAACCAAAAATTAAGGCAAAAGGTGGTGAAGCGATTTGGTTAAACTCATCTTTGGTATTTTTGTTTGGTAATCAAAAAGGTGCGGGAACAAACAAAATTTCCGCAACAAAAGACAAAAGAACTGTTAAATTTGCCATCCGTACAAAAGTTTCTGTTATGAAAAACCACATCAATGGTTTGGGTTATGAAGATGGTAAAATTATTGTAACACCACATGGATTCTTGGCAGGTAAAGATGCGTCTGAAGAGAAAACATCTATTGAGGCTTACAAGAAAGAATATGCTGAGTATTGGAATCAAATCATTGGTTTGGACGGAGATTTTGATTTGAAAGAAGAAGTTGAACAAGCATAAAAATATTATAGTGGAAAAGACCTTATTAGTTGATGGAGACAACTTATTTAAAATTGGATTTCATGGTGTTAAAGATTATTATCACAATGGGAATCACATTGGAGGTCTTTTCCATTTTATCAATGCTCTCCGTAGGCACTTAGACGAAAATAATTTTGATAAAGTTTTAGTGTTTTGGGATGGACCTGAAAACTCCGTAGTAAGACAAAAAATATATCCCAACTACAAACAAAATCGTAGAACATCTCTCAACGAATTCCAAAAGGACAATTATTATTGGCAAAAAAACAAGGTTAAAAAATACCTTGAAGAAATGTTTGTTAGACAAGTTGAATTTGAACAATGTGAAGCCGATGATTTGGTTGCTCAATATTGTTTAATTGCTCCAAATGAGAAGAAGACAATATTCTCATCAGACAAAGATTACTTACAACTTGTTGATGAAAATACAACGGTATATGCACCAATAGCCAAAATTTATTATAGGTCAGGTGATAAAGTAAAAATATTTGAATATGAAATACCTGTTACTAATGTTCTGACTTACAAAATTTTAACAGGTGACAAATCGGACAACATTGCAGGTATCTATGGATTAGGTGAAAAGAAACTTATTAAATTCTTTCCTGAATTACTTGACGAAACCGTTTCTATTGATGATATTTTAACCAAGGCAGAACTTTTAATAAAGGAGGATAAAGACAACAAGACACTTCAAAATCTCTTAACGGGAAAAACTAAAGAAGGGATATTTGGAAATGAATATTTTCAGATTAACAAACAAATTGTTGACCTCAAAAACCCACTACTAACAGACAAAGCTAAAGATATGGTTCAGGATTACTGTACCGAATCTTTAGACCCCGACGGAAGGGGTTACAAGAACCTTATCAGAATGATGACTGATGATGGTCTCTTTAAATACCTACCCAAGTCAGATAATGCTTGGGTATATTTCATCACACCATTTTTGAAACTAACAAGAAAAGAAAAAAGAAAACACACACAAAACAAAAAATAATATGAAAGAACAAGATTCAGTAAAATTAGAATTTTTGATTACGTTAAACAATAACATTGTTATCCAACGTTTCTTCAATGTCAAAAACTACAACAATGACGCAAAAAATTCTCTAAACCTATATTGGTATTTAAGAGAATTTGCCGAAATGTTTGCGTATGACCTAAAAATGAAAACAGTTGTCTACATGATGGATAATCAAGATGAAATCATGGAAGACGCATCGGTCTTGTCAACTTCAATGACTGAAGGTGACGAAGTGTTTAACATTTATTTAAAGGTTGGTGATATGACAATTTGTCAGAGACAGATTGATGCAAAAATCTACCCACCTAAAATAAGATACACCGTAGACATACGTCCGCAAGTAAAAACCGTATTAAAGGATTTGACTGACATTTTTTCAGACGATGATTTAATTTACACTTACCACGGAATTAGTTTAGTTGGGTAATATTTATCAAATCCAAGAGGAGAATAAATTATGTCAATGCAGAGAAATTTTGAGTATTTAGGTCAGTCATTTCAGTTACAGTTATTAAACCAAATTATAGTAGATAAAGATTTCACACATTCAATTATAGACGTAATCGAACCCTCCCATTTTGAAAATAAGTATTTCAAAACCATATTACAGATGGTAAAGGAGTATTATACAAAATATTCTTGTTCACCATCATTTGAAACTTTAGAACAGATTTCTAAAAGTGAATTCCCACAAGAAATGATGTTGAGAATTTTGATGGACACCATCAAACAAATTCAAAACGCACCATTTGAAGGGGCTTCATTTGTT